ATGATCGCTCTTTCGGGTTGAGTGCTTTGCATCTCCGATTGTGCCGTCAGAGTGACGCTTTCGAGATGGATAAGCATCGTCTGCCTGCTCTCTTAATTGGACAACAGATTTACTTAATCTTGGCTTCATCCAAGTAGGATTGCCGCTTCTTCGGCGCTTATGCCCAACTTGGCAAATATGTTTGCTTTCTCTAATGTTTTTCTCTCTAAAACATCATCTATATTTTCAAAAGCCATTTGCTGATCAATAACAGTCTTTTGTTCTTCCGCGGTAGCATTTCTAATTTCATCGTCAATTTGTATTTTCATTTGTTTTCCTAACTGTTAGTTAATCCATAGACACGAATTGTACCGCCAGTAAAAGTGCCTGTAACGGCAGTGATGGTGAAATCTGTGTATTGCGTATCGTTGTCTGCAAACATCTGTGTAATGTTAAACGAAGTTCCTGAAGTATTAAAACCTGTGCCTTTTGTCATAACAGAGGTTCTTTTAGCAACATTTGGTCGATTAAAAAAGATTTGCGCTGATCCGCCATTTGTTGCGTTTATTGTATGGCTAAAAATTTGTGCTTCATTCGTGTAATTTAAACCAGTAACCGCGCTGGATGTAGCTGACATATAAATCACATTTCCTACATAACCTGTTGCAGTTGAACCTAGTCTAAGAGTAACGCTGCCAGAATTGCTGCCAGAATTGTGATCGATCATAACTAAATAATTATCATAAGTAGAACTAAAAGCATTAGTAACTGCTACAGAGCTGACGGTTGTGCCTATAGTTACGGCTTTTACAAAAACTAAATTTCCACTCGATGCCGTTGCCCATGAAAAGTCCATGTCAGTATTAGAAGTTTTACTTAATATCTGACCAGTTGTTCCACCCTTTAACTCGGACATCGATGTATCGATTGAGTTGCCAAGTGTACGGATCGCAGCTGCGCCGTCTTTGACGAGGTCTGTGTCGTCCGGGGTTTCCCAGCCAAACGCGGAAGTGCTTGCCATGTTTCTCCTTTATCAGGCTACTATTGTAGCGTTAATCCATTGTAGTAATGGGTCTAATGTGTTCCATGTCTCTGAAGCCGAAATTGAGTTCCAGCGCGCAGATTGAAGGCTAAAAGCCGTTGGTGAAACTATAACTGTAAGATCCAAGGCGTTAAATCGGCTAGTCCAGGTCCAGCCTTCAACAAAACCCTGAAACCGTCCATTGACCATGTTTGACGGTAAGTCTCTGATATCTAAAGCCTCGCCCATAAAGACATTAAGCAATTTATCACGGTCTGAGTCATCAATCTCGGGATTGGTCAATGGAAAAGTAATTGAACCAAACTGATCCTGTGGATACGCGCGTAGCGATAAATAAAAATTTGCTTGTGTTTGAGCATCGTTTGCATCATGCAAGCTAGTGGTAATAACTTGACCTTGCTCTCCATACAAAGCGATAGAAGCTGCATCAGTTGCAGTTCTTTGTGATCCGTTATGAGCCTCCACAGTTACCTTATTGCGCAAATCGCCAATACGCCTTGATGTGCGGATTCCATTTGCAAAAGCATGATTAGCAGTGACCTCAACATAACCATTATCAGCTAGATATTGATTTCTATGAGTACTATCGGCATAGCCGATTCGTCCAGATGAGTCCTCATATAGATAACCAAGTCCAGAATTTGCTAGACCGCTAACGAGTGAATAAACATCTATGGGATCGGATGATCGAGCCGCTAAGTCATAATTGCCTGGACGGTCAATCTCACCAAGTCCCGTGTTTTCGGCATTTGCCCAGGTTGTCGTAGGATCATAATTAACCCACTCAAGAGCTGCTGGTACTGAATTCCAACTGCCAAAAAGTAAGGCTGAAAGAATTTTGTAAATCTGGTCTCCATCATTATCTCTGCTTAATACCCCATTTGTTAAAATCTTAGGCAGTTTGGCTAAAGCTCCTAAAGCTGTGACTGTAATCGCTTGGGTAATAGTTGATCCACCTGTCGCAACGGTGACATCGATATCTGTAACATCTCCACCAAACAAAGGCACATAAACGCCAGATGAGTTTTTAACCTTAATTACGACTGAATCATTTATATCAAATCCTGTTGCAGATTGATTCAGGTTCAAAATAGTAAAACGGCAATAACCTGCAACAGGCTGGGAATATATGTCTGAGCGCCCTGAAGTAATAGTTAAATTACTAATAACTAGGCTAGTGATATCTCCGCGCCCATTGACCTCTACTGCCCAATTTGTATTCCAGGCTGTCATACTATTACTAACGCTCCAGCACCAAGAGATCCACGGTATGAGGATTGATTAAGTACTTCGACAATTTGACGAGCTGCGGATTCTGAATCAATAGCGCCATTAACTGTGATGTTATTAGTTACATTTGTTCCACCAACCATTGAATATTTTTCGGTTGGAACAATCGATGAAACTGTAAATTTACCAGAAGAGGTAGAAGCATCAGGAGCAACAAAAGAAGCATTGCTAGCTCCTCCGCCAAACCCTAAGAATCCCGCTACCTTTCTGCCCGCTTCGAATAGGCGTTCGAAGTAGCCAATAAGTTTTGCCACCGCGTTGATTGTTGTTCCAATAACTGTTCCAATAACTTCAAAAGCAACCTTCAACGCCCCGCCCATAAATGGTGCTAAAACATTCTTGGTAAATGACCATAAAGCCCTAAATTCTTCTTCGTTATCTTTAACGGCAGCTACAACTTTATTGATTATAGATTGAACGCCTTGAAAGATTGGAATAAGTAGAGTCTTTGCAACATCAATAATCTCAGTAAAAGCATTCTTTAATCCGCTACCGCCAGTAAATCCATTGATAAACGATTGAACGGCTGGAACGATATATTTAACAATGTTTTCAACTAAAGGAGTTACGGCATCAAGAATAAAGGATCCGACTGTTTCCTTTGCTTCATTAAAGGCAACAGATAGACGAGCCATCTTGCCTTGAAAAGTATCTGCCTGTACTGTTGCTTGACCTTCAAAAGTTGTAGCTAGTTTGGCAGTTATTTGCTCAAATGTCATGGTAGACACTTCAGCCTTGGTAAGACCTACACCCAATCGTGTAAGACCCGCTAGGTTGCCTTCCTGAGCCTTTGAAAGGGCTTCTGTGACTGCCTGTAGGCTTTTACCTGTGCCAGCTGCTACATTTATTGCAATCGACTGTAATTGCTGCGCCTTTGTAACATCGCCAGTAGCACGAGTAAGCCGATCTAAAGATGGACGAAGTTCATCATCTGTGATACCAAATAACAAAGACTGCTTAAGAATGTAATCTTCTGTTGCCTTGATTTGCTTATCTGTAGCGCCAGTCACATTCTTTAATGTGGTAGCAAGTTTAGCCTGGGCTGCTTCATCTTCAATAGCAGCTTTAACTCCATCGATCGCTAACTTTCCAGCATAAGCCGCTGCTGCTACGCCTGCTGCTAAAAAGGCTGCGCCTGCAACCTTGCCAAATTTAGTTACTTTATCACCAAAGGTAGTTACTTCATTATCTGCCTTGTTGATGTTCTTGGTAAAGTCATTGATATCTGCAAGGAGCTTGAGCGTTAAGGCTCTACTGTCTTTAGCCATTATGTCCACTCCTTCAAAATCTTATCGAACGATCTAGTCCATTCAGCTACAATATAAGGCTGGATTCTTCGTAGTGTTGGATAAATAAAATAACCCTTAGATCCTCGGCCACCCGCAGGATTAGGCCCTGACCAAACAGGAAATTGCTTTAACTTATTAGTACCAAATTCTGAAGGACCCCAAAGTACTTTAGTGGTTGCACCACCTGAGAACTTTTGAGCTGCAAAGCCGTAAGTGATTTCACCGATACGACTTGACTTTTTAACTTTGGAACCTTGAGCAATGCGACTGGCAACTGCTCGGGACTGTAATCCCGATGCAGCTCCAATCACCTCTTTGCGAGCATATTCTGCTAAAGCACCAGATTGCCGCTTGGCTTCATCTACTGCCTGCTCGTCCATATTCTTTAACGCCTTAAAGACTGCACGAAGTTCGGTCTTATCGAGAGCCATTTGTTCAGCCACGATTATTCCTCTCCTCTAAAATCTCTATTGCGGTTAAAATATCTTCTGCTGTTTGCCACTCTGACATAGG